CTTGATGAAGGTGATCTCCTTGGCAGCCTTCTCGAATATCAACTTGAGCATTGGATGCTTCATGATGGTATCGTAAATCACTCGGGCATTGGGCGGCATATCGGCAGGCTCTGTCTCAAGTAGGTTGCGATGGAACTCGGCTCCCCTTTCGAGAGCACCGGCAGCGTATTGGATGCTGCCAGTGTAGTGCCGTTTTATGCTTGAAGCGTTGATGGCTTCGATGCTGTTGTAGATGTCGCGGCTCATTGCTCGATTGCTCTTTTGTCCAATGGGATAAATCCCGATCCGTTGCCATGTACCACCTTGATGAAGTCAACCTCAACCTTTGCTGAGTTGACAATCACCTGGGCAATGTCTGCGATTGCTTTCGCCTTGTCTAGCTCCATGTCGTTTTCTTTGAGCATCTCGATTATCTCGAATAAGTGATCTCTTAGGTCTTCGATTTTATTGCGTGCCATAATTTGTTCAGTGTTTTGATTGTGTCTTGAATTGGTTTAGGGTATTTAGTTATGCGATTGCGCTCCATGTTTTCCACTTTCGTGATTGCTTCCAAGTTTTCTATCTCAAAATTTGAGATGTTTTTATCTCGGAATATAACTATCATGTGCGGCTCAAGCTTGCCATGATGCTGCTCGTAGATGTGCCGATGTTTTAGGACCCATCGTGTATGCTCTGCAATCTTTATGTAGGTGTAGCCATCTTCATCGATGCGCTCAGAGCCAACCTCTCGGTGGTTAGGTGGCACAGTGCCCTTCTTGAACTGGGTCTCCTTACCTCCGATATCAAGTCCTTTCATTCCCTTGTTCCAAGGTTTGTGGCCTTTCGGGAACTGCGACTCGACTCGGGAGTGCTTGAGTCTGCCGCTTGCTTCTGTTGCAAGGTATTCGGGAGTCTTATGCAGTTGCAGTGCGAAGGCTTTATTGTAGCACTGGGCAATTGATTTCCCAGTGATAAATGCCACCTCTTTTGTGGACCGATGCGGATAGTATTCAATCAGCAACTCGGTCTCTTCCATCGTCCAGTTAGAGCGAGTCATAATATTCGAGGCCTCCTTCTTCCCCTCCGGTATATGTTGGCTTCGGAAGTCTATCGGCCATTGCTTGTTGGCCGTCATGATAGCCGTTTGAATAGGCTTGAATGATTGCTTCCTTAACCTTTGCTTGCAGCGTGTCATTGTCGGCTTCTCGCGGATCAATGATGGTGTCCAGGTACTTGGTTAATTGCTCTAATGTGTTCATCGGATTGCTTGAGTTTTATGTTCAACGATTTTGATTCCATTAATCTGCTCCATGTTGGTGATCTGCATCGCCTTTGGAAGCTTGCGAAGGATGTCTTCCATGTCAAACATCTCTGCTCGCATCAGAGTCCATAGCACTGTTGCCCAATCAACCTCGCCAACTATCTCCGCTTTTTTGGTGATGCGGATGTTCTTGGTGTGATCAAGCTCGAGCGTGGTGGTTGTGGTCTTGTCAGTGAATGTTGCCATGATGTTTGAAACATCGGTGCTGCTTGCTGCAAGGAGTGCATCATGTGCTTCCTGCGCAATCTTTGCATCGGCAATTGCCTTTTGTAGGTCAAGCCATTGCGAGTATGCAAGCATCATTAACTTACGATCTTCGATGTATTGCTTTAGCGGAGCAGTGGCATCGCGCTCAACATCCATGATTGATTTTTTGTAAGCATCGAGCGGAGTGGTCACCATCTTGCGATTGGTTTCGATGTGCTTGATTGCATCGTTAGCTGCCTTGATTGAAGCTGCGCTCATGTCATAGGTGAGCTTGTCTTCGATGGCTTGCGGAGCGGAGTTAATCATGCTCTGCGCCTTAAGTACTTCGGCTGAGTTAAGTGCCTTGTAGAACTCGGAAATGTTCTCTATATTAGCTGCGTTCATAGTGAATTGATTTAGTGTATGTTTTTTAATGAAGGGGCGGCTGATTACCGCCCCTTTGTTATTTGTTATTTGTTAGAATGGGAAACCGTCATCTTCATTAGACTCGATCTCAGCTTCAACCTCGGGAGCGAATGATGCAACCTTTGCAATTGGCTTGCTGATTCTCGCAATCCACTCATCGCTCATCTTGATCTTATCCTGGATGAACTCGGGAAGCAGATTGAATACTGCCTCATCATGCTCTTCGGTGTTATAGCATAGCGGAGTATTGAATGCCGGAGGGCAAACCATCCCTTTTGGAATTGGGCTCATGCCGATGATGTTGGCATAAGTGCTGTCTCCTTTTTCAACATGCGTGATATTCACCAAGCAAGCTTTTCCAAGCAGCGTGAAAATGTCGAAGTCGGCAGCGATCTCGTTGCTCATCTTCTTGCCTGCCCATGCTTCGATGTCTCTTCGAAGTACAGCCTTCTCATTCATCGATAAGTTGTAGATGCTTCGAGCATAGAAAGGCTTAAGGCCATCGCCACGTTCAAATTCGTGGAGCTCTGTCGGCAGTTCAAAGATGAATTGCACTTTTCGTTTTTTGCCCGGAAATTGTCCAGTTTGCATCGTTGTTCCGAGATCAATGATTTGGTAACATCTTGCAACAAACGCTCCTTCAGGTGCGATTGCTCGGGAGGTGTTATTCCCGCTTGGTGCTTTTAGGCCCATAGTTAAATTGATTAGAATTGATTTATTAATTGTTTAAAAGATACTTGAGTATTATGCAGCGTCTTCTGATACATTCTGAAGAATTCATTCACATCCGATGGATGATAAGTGCGAACCGATTCATCGAGCCCTTGAGTCATTTCCTTGGAGTACTGGCGAACAAGAACAAGTGATGTCTTATCGCATCTTTGGAAGAGCCCTTGATGGCAACCATCTTGAACGATGGTTAGCATGATGCCTGATAAATGATCGTAATTGAAGAACTGCGTTGAGTCGTGTGATTTGAAAAAAGTGTTCATGAGTAAAAGAGTAAATGATTTATGAGTGAATAACTATGCAGCAAATGTATATCTTATTTTGATATATCACTACACTATCAAAACTATTTACACGCAATTATCCTAACTCGCACAAAATCAGCACAATTATTTTGCAGTCACTCCTAAACCGAATCCAATTATTGCACCGACTCCCAACTTAAAGGCCGTTGACTGATGCCACTTCTTCTCTTCCTTGATGTAGATATTCTGCATGCCGGTGATCTGCACATTGGGATTATCGACTCTCATGCGGACCACTGTGTCGCTTTTCTTCAGTAGTCGGTTAACGAAGCCAGTGCGCATGGTATCGCCCACTGCATAGGTGAACTTGGCAGGGATCACTAAGCTATCAATCTGCAACCACCCAAGGCGATTGATCATGCCGCCTATTGTGTACCACTCGGTCTCTTTAAGGAATGGCTTGCCTGTTCGAATCATTGGGTAGTTGTTGACCATCACTGTGTCACCGACTTTGATCTGCGTTTTTATGACGGTCCTCGTTTCAATCTTCACGACCTCCGATGCGTTCTTCACTTTCACTTTTAACTCTGCAACTTGCTGTGCTTGTTTGGCTGCATCAGATGAGCTCTGTGCGATTATCTTCTTCTGCGAGGCGATTATTATGCTGTCCTCATATATCGTGTGCTTAAGGCGATAATCGTTGGTCACATTTTCGCCGCAAGACTTAAGCAGCAAAAAAACAAGCACAATGATTGCAATGAGATAAATCGTTTCAGTTCGTACAGATGCCATCTTGAATGAGTTTAATTAGTTGTTTGGAAGATTCCCAAAATAATCTTTTATCCTTTAGCTCTGCTTGCAATATTTGCAGTGCAACGCATACAGGCATGCCACGTTCAATCACATACCAAGCGGCAACCTTAACCAGTCTCTGATCCGCTTCTTGCTCTGTCATAACTCGCGAGCTGCTTTCTTGATAAGCACCTTGATTGCTTCATCAAGCTTATTGACTGATGTGCTAATCATAGAAAGTAGTTCCTTGCGATCAACATCACTTGCCACTTGATGCTGCATGAGCATATTTACCAAGCCTGCAATGTTGGTCAATGGTTGGCGGAGCTCATGGCTCAGCATGAAGCGGAACTCCTCAAGTAAGTTCTTCTGCCGCTCATGCTCATGTGAGCTGATTGATGTGACATCGACTATCTGAATGCCAACAAAGTGTAGAGTGTCATCAATCGCAAAGCAGTTCCAAACATTATATCTATCACTTGCGTTCTTCTGTCTTGTGCGAGCATAGACTCGTGATGGCTCAGGTGAATGCTTGCGAGCTCGCTCAATAGCTTCGATGAAGTCAATCTTATCACCTTCAATGCTTATGATATCCGTGATTTTTGTCGGCTTAATATGGCTAACATAGTTCTTGAATAGCTCATTGTTCGTGAAAATCTTTCCATCGCTATCGGTCACTACATAGAATAAATCTATGCTATGCTCTAAGATGAATAGCGAAGACATTGCTTGAGTTCGCTGTAAAGGTTTGACCATGCGCCCATCGAGCTCCATGCCCATTGTGCTGTTAAGTAAATGGTGAAAGTTAACAGCATGCCCATCACTGGAGCATCCATTGTCGGCTTATAATCGGTGAACTCAGTGCGTGGCTTAATGATAATCTTCTGCTCGGGCTTTGGCTTAACCAAGAATGCAGAGTTGCTCGGTTGAATGGTATCGCTTGCGTAGGTATGTTGCATCGTATGTCGCAGTGGCATTGGCTCATCGGAAGCAATCTCGAAAGTTTGCCCCCATTGGTTAGTGCAATATTCTTTGCCAAAGATAGTGAAATTCTGCAAAGGTTGATAAACCACTTGCGGCTTAATCTCAATTCGTTGGTGGTGGGTATGGACCTTGCAGCCAATACCCACCACGCACCCCTCATCGAGCGTTGTGATCACTTGTACTGAGTCTATTCCGTCATCCATTGTCGCTTGCTTTAGGTATGTATCCAGCTGCCACCATTGCGGCTACAATCGCTGCAAGTGTCTCAGTGTTTATCTGCTTAAAGATAAGCGCAAACACGCTTGACAGAATCACCAAACTGCCAATCGTTGGCCTCCAATACTTGAGTATTATGTCAAGCACTTGCCTTGGTTTGCTGACTCTTCTTGCCGCCATATTCGACTAAACGATTTTTGTAAAGTAAAGTTGCGCTTCTTTCTTGCGCCTTCTTACAAGTCCGGTCGAAACCTCTCCGCCTGCTCTGTTCCACTTTGCGAACTCAGCTGCAATCTTCGGGTCGTTTGGATTTGCTTTGATGAATCTGAGCAGCTGCGATTTAGCAAGGTTTCCTGCGCCCAGGTTGAAGCAGAAACTTACAAGCGCATCGAACTGATTCTGATTCACCTTTGTTGCGTTAAGCAATCCAATCACGGTGCCCTCGAACTCCTTGAGATGGTCCTTTAAGAGTTGATTCGCCTGCTCTCGAGTGATTGTCTGCCCGAGCTTCACCTTGGTGCCATCTGCATAGTATGTTGCGCCATATCCAATGGTCGGAACTCCTGCGCTGCATAGGTAGGAGGTAAGGCGCAAGCCTTCAAACTCCTGTATGAGTCGGATGCCGTTATCAGAGCACTTCATATTGGAATTGCATATTTACGTATTGCATGTTAACAGCAGCAGTAGCGGTAGTAATGTTTACAAAACAAGTGTTGTTTGTTGTCTCTGCATTAATATCAAGAGCAACAATCTCTGCCAATGAAATACTACCAGTAGACCATTGCATCAATCCAAATAGCTGTTTTGTATTCGTAAAATTGGATGCCACTGGAAGCGACAATTCAAATGTGCCATTTGTTTCTCCAGCATCCAATGTAATCTCCATCTGAATCGAGCAAGTAACGATGCTTCCCACCTTGATGAATGTTGCTG